TTCTACAGACATAGCAGGAACCCGCTTTATTGTTATTGGCAAACACCGATCATTCCCACGCTTCCAGCTTTCTCCCCCCTCACACTTTTCATTTTCATCGTAAACAAAATAACATTCTTTGTTAAAATTAACGTCAGAATTAAAAATTCTGTTGACTACTAGTACTGGCATCAAAGTTCCTCCGTAACATACTTGGAATACCAAACCATTGGTGGGTTTGCTCTGGCAGAAGCAACCTTGTACTTCATCTCAGCCTTGGGCCAGCAATGTTCTTTGAAGTCACAGAAAGAACAGGTGGTGCTTAACACTCGGTTGCCTGTCTTTTGTTTCCTGTACATCTCAGGCTCATCTTCTAGCTTCTGTACCTTAATCGTAGGGTCTTGAAGCACTGTCATGTTGTACTCTGCTTTAGCCAGAGCCGCCTTACGTTCTTCATCCTGTATGGATGGGGCGTTACATACCAACAGTTCACCGGAAGACTTATTCATAACAATCCAACCACCGAAGGGTTTGTCTACGGCTGCGCTGTACAGGTAGCCCTGTAGCACATAGCCAAATGGATCGTTGTCTTTAACCTTGTTGTAGTTTGCAAACTTGTTCATGTAAGCGTAAGGGCTTGCAGTTTTAATGTCCCACACCTTACCATCAATGATTACATCAAGGGTGCCATTAACTTTAACACCAGCTATTTCAAGCGATACCTTTTCTTGGTATGCCTCGACGTTTATCCCTGCCTCTTTCATTTCGACGTACAGCAATGACTCAAGCCAGTCCCCGAATAGGAACCTGTTGACAGCGTTGTAGTCCATCTTCTTGTTGACCTTGACGCCATCTCGTTCTAACTGCTGTTGGCACAGAGGCTTGCCCAGACCAGACATACGAGGTCGCCACTTCTGTGTAGCCTTCTCGTTTGAGAACTGACGGTTTGCTGACGCAATCAATTCATTTGACAACAGAGCAATAGAATCGGGGGAAAGTTTCCCTTCCCCCGAAACGACTCTTTGCAAATAAATTTGCAAGTATTCTTTGATGAGGTTAGTCATCAGCATCCATTGATTCTACAATCTGCGCGTCAGCAAAGTCCCCACGGGCTTCTTTGTATTCTGACTCGATGTAAGCATTGTGAGAGTTAACAGACTCAACGAACTTCTCAAGAATAGGCACATCAACCTTTGGGTCAAACTCAACGTAATCCTTAACGTCGATCTTTGACTTGTAGTAGATGTTCCCACCGTACTTCTGTCGTAGCGTAGAAAGCGTTGCTCTCGTATTGAACAGCAGCTTACCTTGCTTCTCTAGAGTCTTGATCCAATCCGCGACGGGCATGAAGTTACTGCCACGAGCGTACCAGACAGCGGGTGTAGCTTCGATAGAGTCAGTCTCGACCATACCGTAGACTACTTGGGCGCACTTGATGTTAGCTTGCAGTGTCCTCTCTGGGTCGTCAGAAGACAAGCCTTCCAAGTCACGCTTGTTGAGCTTGCCACAGCGGATTCCGCCAGCAGTGTCAAAGAACTCATCACCAAAGGATGCCCCTTGGATCGACATACTGCCGTAAGATTGCTCCGCATTGTCCCAGACAGTGTACATGTACCGCCGCAGGAATGGCCGGAAGGTTACTTCTTTGGAGTGTTGCCACTGCCCAGAAGCATCCTTGAACTTCCACTGTCCTCTTGGAAGGGTGTTACCTTCTTCATCTTCAGTGTTGTGTTCAATGGCAAGCTTGGGTAAAAAGTCAACGCTTTTTGTAGACCCCGCCTCACTAGCTTGACCCAGCAAAGCCATGATCTTAGCATTATCTGCTTTATCGGCTGTCACTAGATCAGTCAGTGATTGGGTTTCAACAACAGCTAAGTTACTCATTCATTACGTCCTTTCGTAAACGCCGACTTCTTTTAAGTCGGACCAGTTAGTTCCAATTTTTAACTCGATGCCAACAGGCATGTTGTACTCAACGCCAAACCTCAGAGAACACTCGTCTTTAAGACTTAGCATTGCATCCTTCATTAACTCTATACAGGTTTCCTCTTCATCAGGGTGAACATCCATGACAATACTATCATGGACTGTGTTACAAATCAAGCTTTTTATTCTACTTTCTTTAACTTTTTTATGCAACATTACCAATGAGATAGGTAAAAGATCAGCCGTTGCAAATCCCTGAACAGGATAATTTTTTATTTGTGTTGAGTTAGAGTAACCGCCACTGGGATACTTCCTAACATTAGGAAACATATATTCCCTAGTTGATGGGAGAGTAAGCTTTTTCCTCACCAGTGCCTCGTTACATAGCCTCTGTTGCCATTCTGCAACACCAGAGTACTTCTCAAGAAATGCGGTGTAGTATCGACGTTCCGCCTCAGTGCCTGACGTACCACCATAGAGGGGTTTAAATGTGTGTGCCTTTGCGTCTTGTCGAGATACACCGATAATGTCCGCAGTGTAGGAGTGGACATCAATCTTATTCTTAACGTCTTCAAGAGCCTGTTTGTCTTGAGAAAGGAAAGCAGCCACCCGAAACTCTAGCTGACTGTAATCCCCCTCAAGTATCTTACCGTTTTCAAAACGGCTCACGATAGCAGCGCGGACAGGAAAAGTACCACTTCTAGGCATGTTCTGAAAGTTAGGATTGCGCGAAGATAAGCGGCCCGTTGCTGTTATGCACTGCATAAACTGTGGATGTATGTATCCTTTCTTGTTTGTATTAATTTTAATATTTTCTATAAAAGTATTGAGGTATGTAGAAAGAGCATTATACCTCATGTACTTTTCAAGAAACTCTCGTTTGTCCCCATCAACCTGTAGAAGCTTGCTGCGGATAGTTGTCATGTCTGTCTTAAAACCGTGAACAGACAAGTCCTTCTCGTTCTCTGGGCGCAAACCAATGCCAGCCACATCTGTTGTTTCGTTGTAGACAGAGCCACGACCGAAGCAAGTCTTACACTTGCGGGGCATACCGTAGCTACCGTCCTTACGTACAAACTCAACGCTGCCCCTGCCACCACAGTTGGTACAGTCTCTGCGCCTTGTCTTCTTGACAGGCTTGACCAGTGGGATGTACTTCATAATGAACTGTCTGTGGGCTGTAGTCCTGACAAACTTCTTCTTACGCTTGCCGTCCTTCAACACAGTGCCGAGATCAAACTTTGCCTTCCAGACCTTCTTGTCCTTAACAGCAAGAGAGTAGAAGAACTTGGACCGATCTTCGGCAGACGCAAGGTTGATGGGCGTGTCCCCACACAGATCGTTGATGATTCGATCAAGGTCTTCCGCTAGGTCAGCATACTCTTTCTTGAAGTCCCTCTCAATCTGAGAGAGCTTGTCAACATCAATCCGAATGCCGTTTGTCTCTACGTCACAGAGAACACGACAGACATCCATGTGAAGCTTGACCACAGGTTCCATCATTGGACAGACCATTCCTTTAAATCTATTTCAAGTAACTCTGCCTGTGCCATTGCTAGGTCATAAGTAGAGTTAACGTCCTGTGTACCATACTCCTCTAAGATAGTCCATGACATCTCATCCGGCTGGGTACTCCAGTTGTCAATCAGTCCTGTTTTCTTTTGCTGCACGTTTCTTCTTTTGCAACAGGCGTCAAGGTTTATCTCTCTGTTCATACCTCTGGCAAGCAAGTACTCAACACCCATTGTATCCCACACAGCAGCATCATAAACAAAGCCACAGTACAGGAGCCACTGAAGATCGTACTTGATGTTGTGACCAATCAGCAGCGTTGTGCTGGACAGTACATCCTGCAACAGCCCAAAGTTGTTGGGTGTAGGTGGCCTGTCGCTGTGAAAGAAACAAAGGTAATCCTTGTCTCCTGTGTCCGTCTTGTATCCAACAGACACCAATTGATTTTTGCCAGAGTATGGAGAACTATCCTTTTTAGAAAAGGTGTTCTCAATATCTAAACAGGTAATCATACGTAGTACTTTCCTGTTGCAATGTTTAAGAATGCGTGGGCTGTACCATGCCAGCCATTGACCTTGTTCTTGCTGATAGTCAGGAACCTAGTGTTGTCATCAACACCCAAGCCCTTGCCTATGCCAAGGATAACATCCGCCTCACCAGCCTTGCCGGTACGACTGTTGTCCATCATGGAGAAGTCAATGATCTCCCGCTGGTGCGCCTCGTAGTTAGCCTGAGACACAGCCCAAACAAGACAGTCATTGCGCTTGCCCAGTTCACGGCCCATGACGTACAACTCTTTAAGCCGCTCGTCACCGCGCCCAAAGTCACCACCAATCTTAACCTTATCTAGTTGGTC